ACAATTTTAAAACAAAAAAAGCTACTCCAAGAAATACATTAGTCACTGAATGCGGTGAAGATAGTATTGAAATTTGGGGTGCGTATTAATGAGGAGCAAACTAATGAGAGATTTATTTATACATCAACAAGGTGATGACTATGTCATTGAGGCTGAAAGCTATACTGCTGTCAGGTTCCTTGACAGATTATGTGGATACGAGTGGAGAATGCTTTACCACACAAGTGAGGAAGATATCCTTATAACTTCTGATAAGGGTACAATCGACCAACTTATTAAAACTTTATCTAAGCATTCATTCAAATTTGATAATTTTATTGAGGAGACAAACTAATGAAACTAGCATTTATAATTATTCCGCATGAAACTAAACTGGGCAGTACGAAAAAACTGCTCAGTGATACTGTTTATAAGTTTTACATTGCGTTTGGTGGTTGTACTCATTATCCAGTAACTGGCATATGTAAAGGCCATACGACAGGCCTACCATGTGAAAAGATTGAGGTAGCATTGGAAGATAAACAATCATTTAAATTCTTAGAAATTGCGGACAATGTTGCCAAAAAATTGCAGGTCGAAGAAATTATGGTGCAACACCCTGATGGAAGAATATTACTT